CCGGAAGCATTTGTCACCGGTAATGTAACCGCTTCTGGCGGCTGACAATTCAGGGCCGCTTAGCGGCCCTCTCTTTCTGAGGAGATTGTGATGGCCAGAAAAAATGTGGATGAACCGTCTGTATCCGACGGTAAAAATGCGGCGCCAGAACCCACTGAGGCCGGGACTATTCAGGTTCAGCCTGTCCGGCGTTTTATGGATGGCGATATTTTCAGGACGCCCGCCGATGATCCTTTCATGTCTCTCGCTTACGTGCTGCCGAGCTCAAAGGATAACGGGCTGGTGACGATAGTTGGTGAAGTCCCTGATAACAAAATGAACCGCGCCCCCGAAACCAAAGGGTAATGGTTATGACGGTAATCAACACTGAAACAGCCATGGAACATCTCAGGCTGGATGATGAAATCGATAAAACGATGGTGGAGGGGTATCTTGCCGCTGCGGAGGATGCTGCTATGCAGTTTCTTAACCGTCGCTTTTTTGCTGACCAGGCTGCTCTGGATAGTGCTGTTGAGAATGAAAGTGCCGGCGATCGTCCGCTTATCATCACGCCCTCCATTCAGAGCGCGGTTCTTCTTATAGTGGGCTGGTTGTATGAAAACCGCGGGGATGATCTGAGTCCTGATATCCCAGGACCCGCACGCTGGTTGCTGAATCCCTGGCGAATTCAAATGGGTGTTTAGCCGGAGGGGATGATGAAAATTGGACCAATGCGGCATCGGATCACCATCCGAAATTTTATTGCTACGCGAACACCGAGTGGTCAGCCAACAGAAGAGTGGTCTGACGGCGCCACTATCTGGGCAGAGGTAAAGGGAATCAGTGGACGAGAGAACCTGACAGCAGGAGCAGAAAGGGCAGATGCTACAGTTCGTGTCTGGGTTCGATATCGCAAAGATATTTCGGCATCATCGCGGCTTCTTGTCCTGAATGGCCCCTACAAAGGAGTGACATTGAATGTCACCGGGCCTCCGGTGCCAGATAGAAAAGGTACCCGGCTGGAAATTCTCTGCAAACAGGGGACCGAAAAATGATTGATGTGAATCTGGATTTTTCCGGCTTAGAGGATATCGCCCGAGACCTGCAAATCCTCAGCAAAGCCGAAAACAACAAAGTCCTCCGGGACTCTACTCGGGCCGGGGCTGAAGTCCTCCGGCAGGAAGTGATTGATCGGGCTCCTGAGCAAAGCGGAAAACTGAAGAAAAACGTTGTTGTCGTCACCCAGAAAAGCCGTCGCCGTGGGGAAATCGCATCGGGGGTGCATATTCGTGGCGTTAACCCGCGAACGGGGAACAGCGACAACACCATGAAGGCCAGCAACAAGCGGAATGCTTTCTACTGGCGCTTCGTGGAGCTGGGAACATCTACGGCCCCGGCACATCCTTTTGTTCGCCCCGCTTTTGATACCCGACAGGAAGAGGCCGCAAAGGTAGCGATGGAGAGAATGAACAAGGCGATCGATGAGGTGCTGGCGAAATGACAGAGGATGATATCTATACCCTGCTGTCGCCGCTGGCAGACGGGCGGGTTTATCCGTATGTGGTGCCGCTTGGCAGCGACGATTTACCCGCAGTGGCCGCTCCTTACATCATTTTCTCGATACCGACTGATGTTGCCGGGGATGTGTTCTGTGGGCAGGCCGAATCGACGCTGCACATTCAGGTAGACGTGTGGGCAGAAACTAACGATGAGGCCAGGGCGTTGCGGCTTGAGGCCCTTTCCCGGCTGGAAGTGCTTTCACCTACCGAAGTAACCAAAATCCCCGGCTACGACACTACAACCCACTTGCATCGGGCAACGCTTGAAATAACGGTCATTGCCTGACAGGAACCAATCCAATCTGACCGCCGCTGGCGGTTTTTCATTTATGGAGGCTGCAATGTCAGCATTGTACGAACGCGCCCAAAAACGGTAGTAATGATTACATCAGTGCCGGTCACTGCGGAAGAGCTGGCATCGGCGACCTGGCTCAACCTGAGTTGTACCATTAAACAGGCCAGCTTTACCGCTGGTCAGAAAAACGATATTGACGTGACAACGCTATGCTCCGAAGAAACGGAGAATATCAACGGACTCCCGGCACCGTCTGAGATGTCTCTCTCCGGTAACTTCTACCGCAACCCGGCGCAGGATACGCTGCGTACTGCTTACGATAATGACGGCGTATACGGCTTTAAGGTTGTGTTCCCTTCCGGGAATGGCTTCCTGTTCCGCGCCGAAGTTCGTCAGCATACCTGGGATTCACAGACCAACGGTGTTGTTGCTGCAACGTTCTCTCTGCGTCTGAAAGGTAAGCCCAGCAATATTGATTCGACAGGTATTCTGTCATTCATCAACGATCTTTCACCTTCGCTATCAGTAGCGGCAGGAAGCGCCCTGACAATGGGTGTGGTCATCCAGGGTGGCACTGCACCTTATACCTACGTCTGGAAAAAAGGTTCGTCAACCGTCAGCGGGCAGACCAGCGCAACGTTTAATAAGGCCAGTGCAGTTTCTGGTGATGCCGGTGTTTACTCCTGTGTAGTCACTGACTCTGCCACTCCGGCGAACGTTATCACCTCATCTGACTGCACCGTCACCATCAGTTAATGGAGCGCCGGGAAACCGGCGATAAACTTAATGTCAAAACAGAATCTTAAAGCGCTGGCGCTGGCCCCGATGGCGGGTTTTCGTAAAAAAGAAGTCACCGTTCCGGAATGGGAAAACGCCAAAGTTATCATTCGTGAACCATCGGCTGAGGCCTGGATTCGCTGGCAGGGGATTGCCAGCCCGGAACAACCAAAACTACCGGAAGGGCAGGAAGCGCCAGAGGTGCCAGAACTGACCCCTTCAGAACGCGCGTTCCGCACGATGCGGGCAGATGTCACACTCTTCATTGATATTCTGCTGGATACCGACCTGCAGTACGTTTTCACCGTCGATGATACCGAACAGGTTGAAGCAATTTATGGCCCTGTCCATTCCCGGTTGCTGAAACAGGCGCTTGATCTCATTCGTGATGCGGATGATGCCAAAGCAAAGTAAAAATGCCTGGCATGCAGTTCCTGATGGCGCTGGCGCTCCGGATGGGCCGCACGCTGGGCGAACTGCGACAAACCATGACGGTTGGCGAATTCAGAATGTGGGCTGAATTCGACCGTATCAGCCCGATCGGTGATATCCGTGGCGATATTCTCAATGCCCAGCTGGTTTCAGCGATGTACGGGGCGCAGGGCGGTAAAGTCACCATCGAAGATGCTCAACTCAAGTGGAGCACAGAAGAGGATGAGGTAATCGACAGTGGCGATCCATTTTCCGGATTAGAGGCCGCTTTGCTCGCAGCATCGGAATAAAATTGAATCGTCTCCAGCCTCGCTTCAACGCGGGGCTTTATTTCACCGCGCATCTCACGCGCACTTCACACAGAACCTTTCAGGATGAGCCTTGAGGATACCGGCTGGCTGTCGGTGCCTTTCTGTGGGCCGGATTCCTGTGAGACAAGGTTCATCACTAAAAGGTAATACCGATATGTCTAACATTGTCCCCATGAATTATGATGACCATTCATTCCCTTTTGCTTCTGATTGCTGGTTTAATGCCACAGTTGCTGCAAAGCATCACGGGAAGAGAGTGAAGAACTGGACAATTCTGGAGTCAACAAGGGATTACGTTGTCGAGTTGGCGCAAGAGCTTGATATTGAACCATTCAATTCTAAAGGGCAGATTTCTACCCTTTTAATTAGGATTGAGAAAGGCCGTTATGGCGGCACATGGATGCATCCAGAGTTGGCGGTTGAGTTCGCCCGTTGGTTGTCAGTCAAATTCGCCCGCGCCTGCGACCGCCACATTAAAAATTTGCTGCTGAGTAAAAATTTTCAGCTCACTGAAGATCAGATTGTCGGCCTCATGGTCTGCCAGCAACCCAGTTCCTGGGAAAAAAGGTTTAAAGACCCGTTCTATCAGGCACTGTCGAAAATGTCCGGCATTCCTTATTTTGGTCATGTCGGAGGATGTCCGGCGTTGTTCGGTCAGATAACCGCTCGCTGGGTCTACGGTGTAGCACTTCCTGATTATGTTTATCAGGCAGCTAAACAGGCAGCCGGCAACAGCAAGGAGAAGATTCATCAGCATCTTAAGCCGGATGCGCTGGAGAAGGTCGAGCAGCAACTGATCGCCGTCACAAATATTGCCAGTTGCAGCATTGACCAGAAGGACTTTGAGGCCCGTTGTATGGCTGCCTTTCCTGTCAAAGGGCAGATGAAGCTGCTGTATGCGGCGGCATAAACATGAATAACCGAATCGTTGAGTGCGCCTCCAGAGCGGGGCGCGACTTCTCGGAGTTCATGAAAGGCGAGAAGAACATGATGGAGGCGCTGCGGTCTGCGGAGGAATTCACCGAGCAGTTACGCATTCACGGCTGCGTTAATCACCACTTCGTCAATTTCATGATGATGAAAGCGATAATGAAGGTGTTCGATGATATTCAACGCGAGGAGCAGCGTGAAGAGCGCCGAAGAAAACGAGCAGAAAAGAAAGGCAAATAGCCCACCCGAGTGGGCTTTCATCTGGAGATGACAATGCTCTTACATATCACCCTGAACTCAGGCAGAACAATGCGCGGTGGTCTTACGCAGTCCATTATTGAAATTTGCTCTGTTTCATTTGGAGCTAAAACGCTATATCAAGAGGGGGAGATCAAAAGCCACCGCGTGGTTTCATGGCGTCCGGTTCATAACAAAGGCACCGAAGGGATCATTTTTCTTCATGAAACAGATATTGCCGTTGTTAAATCTAATGATGGAACGGTGCTTCATGAATGGTGTGGTGCGGAAGGTCAGAAGCAAGAACACAAGGCAGTCAAGAGCGGCGATCCCTTTGCAGGCTTAGAAGCCGCTTTGCTCGCGGCTTCTCAGTGACAATACATACGCGACGGTTTAGGATTCCCTATTGCCAATGAAAAGGGGAATTTTGTGAAAAAATTATTATTAGGTTTTATTTTTATCACATCAGCAGCTAGTGCAACGCAAATTCTTGAACCACAAGAACTGCAAAAGCTAACAAATACCATTTGTTCTCAGCACTCAGATCCATCTCTGTGCGTGAAAGCTTTTTATAAAGTTATATCATACGCCAAAGAGAATGATGATTACTTTTATTATTGTCAAAAATCAAAAGATTCAGGAATGTCAACAGATAAAGAGTTATGCAATCAATCTAAAATTCTGAGGGATTTCATTGACCAGAATGCAAACTAGATTGTTTGATTATAAAAAATAACCTGCTTCGGCAGGTTTTTTTATTTTAAAGAGGTAGTAAATGGCAACCCTGCGTGAACTTATCATTAAGGTTTCAGCAAACTCTCAATCATTTCAGACTGAGATCGCCCGCGCTTCACGCATGGGACAAGACTATTATAAAACCATGCAAAATGGTGGACGTCAGGCAGCTGCGGCTGCGAAAGAAAGTCAAAAAGCTCTTTCCGAGTTAACCGATGGATTTGCTTCTGCTGGTCGAGCAGCTACGGCTGCGGCTGCAGCATTTGCTACAGGAAAACTGGTTCAGATTGCTGATCAATGGAACTCAGTGAATGCACGGCTTAAACAAGCCTCAGTGTCTACGAATGATTTTACTTTATCTCAGACCCGATTAATGGCGATTAGCCAGAGTACGGGCACTGCTTTTACTGATAACGCTAATTTATTTTCACGCGCGGCAGCATCAATGCGTGAATTTGGCTACAGCTCAGATGAAGTGCTCAAAATCACCGAAGCGGTATCAACAGGACTTAAACTATCTGGTGCAAGCACAGAAGAAGCCGGTTCTGTTATTACCCAGTTCAGTCAGGCCCTTGCTCAAGGTGTTTTGCGTGGTGAAGAGTTTAACGCGGTTAACGAATCTGGTGATCGTGTCATCCGCGCCCTGGCTGCTGGTATGGGCGTTGCTCGAAAAGACCTTAAAGCAATGGCTGATCAGGGGCAACTTACCATTGATAAAGTCGTACCAGCTTTGATCAGTCAATTAGGTGTATTACAGGGGGAGTTTTCCTCGTTGCCACCACAGTTTCTGGATCAATGCAAAAAGTCACTAACTCTTTTATGGCATGGGTTGGTGGGGTGAACCAGGCAACTGGCGCGACAGATGCACTTTCTGGCGGTCTTGATGGGCTGGCAGGTACGCTGGATTCTCTTACATCTTCCGCTGTCAGCGGGGCCCTCAGTGGCGTAGCAGATAATATGTCACTAATTACCACTGCTGCTGGTGGTTTGGTTGGGATCGGATTAGCCCGGTATCTTGGTGGGATTGTTACCAGCGCAAGCAGTGCTACTGGCGCACTTATTTCAGCGGCAAAATCTGAGGTAGCCCTTGCAGTCGCTCAAGAAAAAGCAGCGCAATCTTCTGTTGCCGCTTCCCGCGCCGCTGTTTATCGTGCCCAGCAAGCTCTTCAGAGTGCTAAAAGTGCAGATGTTCAGGCGGCACAACAGGAGAGGGTTGCGGCCGCAGAAGCCAAGGTTACTGCTGCGCAAGGTCGATTGACAACAGCTCTCTCCACCGGAACAGCTACAGAAAAAGTACGAGCACGAACAGCTCTGGAGCGGGCTCAGGCGGGGCTTGTAGCTGCAAAAAATGCCGATGCACAGGCTATTGCTGAAAGAAAGCTTGCCGCAGCGCAAGCGGCGCTTAGTCGTAATATTTCAGGTAGGGTTTCTGCTCAAAATAATCTTAACAGCGTTACTTCTGTCGGCACCCGGTTGATGAGCGGGGCTATTGGGCTGGTCGGTGGTATACCTGGGTTAGTTATGCTGGGTGCTGGCGCATGGTACGCTATGTATCAAAGCCAGGAACAAGCAAGGAAGTCAGCTCAGGAGTATGCCAGCCAAATAGATCAAATCAGAGAAAAAACCTCTTCAATGACTCTACCTGAGGTAGATAGTAATCGAAGATTAACGGTTGAGGCGATGCAGGAGCAAAAACGCCTAATCGAAGAGCAAGAGCAAAGTGTAAAAAAACTTAACGGACAAATAAATGATTTAAATGAAAGTAGAAGCAAACCAGGTATTACTCAAGAAAATGATTTAAATATTACAAAGGCTATTGCAATTTTGACCGAGCAGGTTGTCGTAGAAGAAGACAAGCTTCGTCAGATGCGAGAAAAATCCAGTGATATATTAAAGGCACTTGAGGAGAATGAAAGGAGAAGAAATGATCTTATAAAAGAAAGAGCATGGCGGCAAAATTCAGAATACCAGAGTCTAATATTGATGACTGGTAAGTATTCCGAAGTTAACCGTTTACTTGGATTAGGAAACCAGCTTTTAATGGAACGGCAGGGCTTGGTTAATGTTCCAATGCGAATGCCTCAGGCTGATTTAACTTCACAGCAAGCCAATGCTCTGGAAAAAAGCCGTCAGGACCTTGAACTATCAAAGCTTAAAGGAGAGGCAAAGGAAAGAGCCCGGTTAGGTTATGCAGCTGATGAATTAGGTCTTAAAGATGAACCTCAGTTTAAAACTAACCGCGATCTGTATATTAATCAGGGTTTGGCGAAATGGCAAAATGATGAATCGAATAAACCTACCCGGAAAGCGCCAAAAAGCGAAGAGGTTAAAGCGGCTGAAAAGACAGAAGACGTTTACAAGCGCCTTATTAAACAGCAGGAAGAACAAATTGCTTTGGGAAGCCAGAATACCGAACTGGCTAAAGTAAAATACCAGGTCACGCAGGGTGAGTTAGCCTCTCTTGAGAAAGCTAAAAAAGAAACCATTTTGCACAATGCTGCGCTTATCGATCAGAAAAACATTGCTGAACAGTTAAAAACGTTCCGTGAAGGGCTGGCTGACAGTAATGCTGCTGCACGCGACCGGGGAATATTGATTTTCTTGGTGCCGGGATGGGGGATAAGGCCCGCGACCGCATGAAGGAAATGGCAGATATTCGTACTGATTTTCTCAAACAGCAGCGCGACCTGCAG